TGGTGGCTGTCGCCGTAAGGTTTGGTATCGGTTGAATGGTCAACCTGAAACCAATGACAACGAGGTAAAACTCGCAGCTATTATGGGAACTGCCATACATACTGCAATAGAGAATGCACTTGCAGACAATCAAGATGTCCTTCTGGAGAAGACTGTCGAGTTTGGCGGTATGAAGGCACACGTTGATTGCTTCATTCCTGGGACAGGGGATGTCGTTGACTGGAAAACTGTGAAGGTTAAGAATCTTTCTTACTTTCCTAGTGAACAGCAACGCTGGCAAGTACAAGTCTATGGTTATCTGATTGACAAGTCTGGCTTGGGGAAGGTCCAGAACGTTAACCTAGTAGCCATACCTCGTGATGGGGATGAGCGTGACATCCTAGTTCACAGTGAACCCTATAACGAAGCCATCGCACTAGAGGCCCTGAATTGGTTAGAAGCTATTCGGACTATGCAGGAGACTCCTGCCCCTGAAAGGCACGAGTCATACTGTAAAAGCTACTGCAAATTCTATGATGCCTCTGGTGAGATGGGATGCGTTGGTATAAAAAAAGGACTTACCAAACCTGAAGATATAACTATTGACGGAGCAGAATCTCTGACTGCTCTGCACTATGCACAGATTGATGAAGAGATAAAGGCTTTAGAAACAAAGAAGGAATCGCTGAGAGAATCCCTACTTGGCATCGCAGGAATTACTTCAACTGGGTATGAGATCAAGTGGTCAACTACTCAAAGTAATACGGTAGATAAAGAAGCAGTGGAGAAAGCACTGGGTTATGTACCGACAAAGCAAGGCAAGGAAAGCACAAGGCTTTCCATAAAGAAACTCGGAGGTAAGTAAATGGCTGCACCAGAATCAACAAAGTTCCAGGTGAACTTCAAGTCACCAGATGGAACTCTTATCAATCTTTACGCTGCTAGTAAGGAGGAATTGGAAGCGTTGCTCACTGCAGCGCAGGACTTTTCCGCACTTATTGGAAGCGTTAGCCAATCATTCGGAGGCGCTTCATCTGCTGCGCCCGTACGTAGTGCTGCGCCAGTAGCGGCAGCATCATCAGCACAAGGTGGTCACACCTGCCGTCACGGTGAGATGGCATACCGCGAAGGTGTCGGAGCTAAAGGTCCTTGGAAGGGATATATGTGCGCTGCTCCAAAGGGAGCAACGGACAAGTGCCAGACAATCTGGGTTCGATGACCCAATGCGAGGACCCCGTGAATACGAGGATCCTCTCTGCGCTCAGTCAGGCGGTGATTTCTGGTTTCCAGAACCTGGACAAGGAAGCATTCCCGAAACTGTCTACGCTCGAAGTATATGTGACAAGTGTGTCCATAAAGTTGAGTGTGCAGAATGGGGTATCTATAACGAACATTACGGAATCTGGGGTGGCCTTACAGAGGCGAATAGAAAACTAGTAAGACGTAGGCTAAAGATACAAGTAATACGACGGGAGGAAAGTGCTTAGATTAGACCGCGCTTGGAAGTCTGTGCAGTCAACGGCTGCACCGCTTCCTACTGTGTGGAAAGATCTAGAAACTAAAGAGATAAAGTTTCGGCGTGGTCAAGTGTGTATGGTTGCCGCTGCACCTAACGCTGGAAAATCTATGTTCTCTCTTGTGTACGCTATCAAGGCTAAAGTACCTACTTTGTTTTTCTCCGCAGATACCGATACTGCTACTGTGATGTTACGAGCATCAGCTCATCTTGCAGGCCATACTCAGCAGACGGTAGAGAATCAAATCTCTATCAACCCTGAAGCCTACGATGAAGCGTTGCAAGGCATATCACATATTCAATGGGTCTTTGATTCATCTCCAAACCTCGATGATATCGAGTCAGAAATCAAGGCATATATTGAACTCTATGGCATAGCACCACAACTAATAGTCATAGATAACCTGATGAATGTGGTCGCTGAAACTGATAATGAATGGTCAGGGCTAAGGCAGATAATGATTGAGCTACACGATATGGCTCGTAAAACCGATGCCTGTGTAATGGTTCTGCATCACGTATCAGAACAGAGCGAGTATGGCAATATGACTGAACCGCCACACCGTAGAGCAATCCACGGTAAGGTAAGTCAGTTACCTGCACTGATACTCACTCTTGGTTACAACCCATTTGAGCATACGCTTCGGGTTGCAGCCGTCAAGAATCGCTTTGGCAAACACTCTGTTGATGGTAAGGATTGGGCTGGTTTATTTGTAAACTTTGCTACTTGCCAAATTGGTGATAGCGATGCCTACGGCAGAATGATTTACAACTCTAACTTAGCGAGGGCTTTGTGAGTTCGTACAATAAGGCTAAGGGATCAAAGTTTGAGACGGATGTAATGAAATACTTACGCAAACTTGGACACTTTGCTGAGCGTCTGGCTAAGGCTGGAGCCAATGATGAAGGTGACATCGTCACCATAATCGCAGGTCAGACCTACATTCTGGAATGTAAGAATCGCAAGTCAATCAATCTTCCGCAGTTCTGGGCAGAAGCCCAGACTGAGGCAGCCAACTATGCGAAGGCTCGTGGACTACCCGTCAACCCACCAGCCTTCGTCATAGTCAAACGTAGACAATATGGGGTAGAGAAGTCTTGGGTTATACAAGACCTAGACCAATGGTTAGAAGGGAGAAAGTAATGATTCACGAAGCGCCGCATTATCAGATAGCCTGTAACTGTGGGATTGTAATATCTGGTAACAGTGAGAATGGAATTGTTTCTTTATTGAAGAAACATTTAGAGTCAGGAAGATTTCATACAGCTTGGTTATTGGAGAATAACATCAAGCCAAGCGAAATAGATTTACAGAAGATAGTTGACTCAGTAAGTTCAATGAAAACGAAAGTAGGAATAGTCTAATGCCAGTACCACAAGGACAGATAACAAGTAGTCAAGGCTGGACAACACCAGCAGAACCACAGGCAGAAGAATCTGTGGAGAAACCAAAGAAGAAAAAGAAAGCAGCAGAACCACCACTACCTGAAGAACCAACTGAGGTAGAACAAAAGGAAGCTGAAGATGATCTGCAGTAATTGTAAATGGGCAGGACATCACAACACCATTGGTAAGTTAGATTTGGCTATAGATTTCCACGAGAAGTGTGAAGGAGATTGCGGATGCCAGCACAAGACTGGACCAGGATGGTTCGTAAAAAGAGGGGCAAAGATTCCTCCGATGCAAACGCAGTCTCCATAGCAGAAGTAGTTAGACACTTCGGAGGAGAAGTAAAAGAGGGACGCAATATCTCAGTGCGTTGCTGTATGCACAATGACACTCGTAAGAGTGCAGTTATAGATACATACAACAACTTGTATTACTGTCACACCTGCGGTAAGGGTGGCAATGCAATCAATGTCATTATGGAATTAGAGAATGTGGGGTTCAAGGATGCTCTCGCAAGGGCAGGAGAAATTGTTACAGGAGGCGGCGCACCACTACGCTCAGGCAATAAGCGACAGGGCGCTAGGCTACCTCGCAGGACGTGGAATATCTGAACAGACTGCCGCTAGGTTTCGACTTGGCACTATCACCGATCCAATAGAGGGGCATCAAGGCTACGAGGGTTGGCTTGCAATACCTTATTTCACAGCTTTAGATTTGTGTGTTGGTTTCAAGTTTAGAAGATTAGATGATGGCAAGCCTAAGTATGGCGCACCTGTTGGACAGAAGAGCCACCTCTTCAATGTGGTTGCAACCCTATCTGCTACCAAGTCTATCGTCATCTGTGAGGGTGAGTTTGATGCGATAATAATGGAGGCTAACTGCGGGATACCAGCAGTAGGAGTGCCTGGAGTTGCGGCGTGGAAGCCCTATTATCAGAAGTTATTCAATGGTTTTGATATTGTTTATGTTGTCGGAGACAATGATGTCAAAGAAGATGGAACTAATCCTGGAGCTGAGTTCTCTCGCCGCGTGGCGAGCGAGATAAGTAACTCGCAGATTGTTACACTACCACCAGGATTGGACATTACAGATTTTTACTTAGCAAATGGTAAAGACGCAACAGCCAATCTAGTAGGAGGAGTACAGTGAGTGAGCAAGAAAAAGGATCTCCAAGAGGCAGCCAGATTATTGATGGATATGGGGATGATAATAGTCTCGATAGATTACAAGGCTGGGACTATAACTTGTCAGCCGATGCCCGCAAGAGGATAGATGATGACTTCATTCGAGATGTCTGGTCCATCTTG